AAACTAAACAATATGTTTCGCCTGGCTTCGGAAAACAAAGTACTCTAGGTGTACGAACATCAAAAGCAGTTAAAAGACAGGGATGTTTGGCACTAAAAAGTTTGATTGAAGAACAGAAGTTCTTAATATTTGATGCTGATTGTATTAGCGAGTTATCAACATTTGTTGAGAGACACGGTTCATTTGCTGCTGATGAAGGATACCATGATGACCTTGCCATGTGTATGGTATTATTTGCATGGTTATCTACTAATACATTTTTTAAGGATTTGACGAATGTGGACATTCGTGACAATTTATATAATTCACAAATGAGAATGATAGAAAATGATTTAACACCATTCGGGCTTGTGGTAAACGGACAAGAACCAGAGGCAGAGGTTATGGATGGTGATTATTGGATTTGGGCAGATGAGAAAGAAAATTTTTTATAAATAATTGTCAGGAATAACTATTTAGTCAAGATAGATTAAAAACGAAATACGAAGGAGAACAAAATGGCTTTCCAATTATCGCCTGGCGTCTTAATTAAAGAAAAAGACCTAACGAATGTTGTCCCCGCTGTAGCCACCACTATTGGTGGAATTGTGGGTGATTTTCAATGGGGCCCAGCACATGAGATAACTCAGATAACATCTGAAAATAATCTCGTTGAAAGGTTCGGGAAACCCACAACAAGTGTATATTATGACCACATGGTATCATCCAGTTTCTTGGCATACGGTTCACAATTGTTAACTGTTAGAGAAGTTGGGGCTGCTGCTAGAAACGCGGTTGGAACTGGTACTGCTGTATTAATCAAAAACAGAGAAGCATACAACGAAAACTACTCCGCTGGAGAAGCTGCTGTTGGGCCTTGGGCTGCCAAGTACGCTGGTACTTATGGTAATGCACTTAAAGTAGAAATTGCTGACATCACTTCTGCATCTGCACTTTCAGTTGGTTCTGGAACGGTAACTGCTGGTGGTTCTGGATATACATCCGCAACTGTCACATTTGCTGACCCGACTGCTGTTACGCCTGCAAATGGAGGTATAACTGCAACTGGTACTGCTACTGTATCTGGTGGTGCTGTAACCGCAATAACTATCACAAACCCAGGCTACGGATATTCATCCGCACCTACTGTGACTGTTGGTGGTGACGGTTCATCTGCAACTGCTACATCTACTCTGCAAACTGCGTGGGCATATAAAGACAATTTTGATTTCACACCCACTACAACCACATGGGCTAAGAACAATGGTTCTACTCGTGATATGGTTCATGTCATCGTAATTGATGAGAGTGGCGCAATTAGTGGAACTGCTGGTACAATACTAGAAAAATTCGCTGGTCTTTCTAAGGCATCTGATGCTAAAGACGACTTAAATCAAACAAATTATTATAAGAATGTTATCAATGACCGTTCAGATTATATTTACTGGATGGATCATCCTACAAACGGTTCAAACTGGGGTACTTCATCCGCTGGTGGAACTACTTTTGCTACATTAGTAGGTTCTGGAGATGGTGATGTTTCAACTTCACTTGGAAGTGGTGTTGATGCTGCTCCTGCTACTGCTGACTTGCAGTCTGGTTACGGACTATTCGCAAATGATGAACTAGTAGATGTAAGTTTAATTCTTACTTCTGCTCACGCGACTGCTGTAGGTGATTATGTTATTGATAGTGTTGCTGAGATTCGTAAAGATGCTATGGTATTCATCTCTCCACAGAGAAGTGCTGTAGTTAATAACGAAGGTTCAGAAACAAGTTCAATTATTACAACTTCTGACCTTAACGCATATACTCGTTCATCTTATGCAGTATATGACTCTGGTTGGAAATACATGTACGACAAGTACAATGATAGATACGCTTACATTCCTCTGAATGGAGATGTCGCTGGTACTTGTGTTGTTACAGACAAAGGAGATGACCCTTGGTTCTCGCCTGGCGGTCTTAACAGGGGACAAATTAAAAATGCAATTAAACTCGCATGGTCACCTAATAAGGCACAAAGGGATACACTTTATACTAAAGGTGTTAACCCTGTAATCTCAACGCCTGGCTCTGGTATTGTATTGTTTGGAGACAAGACAATGCTTGATTCACCAAGTGCATTTAACAGAATTAATGTTCGTAGATTGTTTATTGTCCTTGAAAAGGCAATTGCAACTGCTGCTAAATTCCAATTATTCGAGTTCAACGATGCATTTACAAGGGCACAGTTTGTTGCTCTAGTAGAACCTTTCTTGAGAGATGTTCAAGGTAGAAGGGGTATCTTTGATTTCCGCGTAGTGTGTGACGAAACAAACAATACTGCTGCTGTTATAGACGCAAATGAGTTTAGGGCTGACATATTTGTCAAACCTGCCAAGTCTATTAACTTCATCACGCTGACATTTGTTGCGACAAGAAGCGGAATATCTTTTGAAGAACTTGGCGGTTAATAGAGATAAATAAAATAAAGTTAGGAGAAAAAAGACATGAATATTGAAGAGTTTAAGGCCAGACTAGGTGCTGGTGGAGCGAGACCTAATCAGTTTAGGGTCAAGCTTGCCTTCCCTTCTTATGTTACTGGTGTTGACCCATCTTACAGTCTGCTCGTAACTGGGGCCGCCCTTCCCGCTTCCAATGTAAACCCTGCTATCATTCAATATAGAGGTAGGGAAATCAAACTTGCTGGCGAAAGGATATTCGACCCTTGGACTATTACAGTAGTTAACGACTCAGATTTTAGTCTACGAGCACCATTTGAACAATGGATGAACGGTATGAATGACCGCGAATCTAACGAAGCTATTACTTTGGAACCATCAAGTTACCAAAGTGATATAGTTGTGGAACATTTAGATAGGAATGATGTAGTGTTACCTAATGGTACATACACTTTAAGAAATGCATTTCCTATTCAGATGTCAGAAATTGCGCTAAACTATGCACAGAATGACATCTTTGAAGAATTTACGGTGACATGGCAATACACACATTATGATGTAGAATAATCTACGAGTTGAAGAAGGTATAAATTATGGAATTATTTGGATTTGAAATATCAAGATCCAAGTCTAAGACGGAAAAATCATTCGTTCCGCCTCATGACGATGGGTCTTTAGAAACGATAAGGGCGGGTGGATACTACGGTACTTACTTTGATATAGAAGGTACTGCTAATAGTGAAACCCAACTTATTAAAAGATATAGAGATATATCTATGATGGGCGATGTTGACGCAGCCATTGAGGATGTTGTCAATGATGCAATATCAAACTTGGACGATGAGAAACCAATCAAGTTAAACCTTGACCAAGTTTCACAGTCTGCTACAGTCAAAAAAGCGATTGTAACTGAGTTTGATAATGTACTGAAGATGTTAGACTTTAACATTCGCGCTCAAGATTATTTCAGACGATGGTACATTGATGGGAGAATTTTCTTTCACAAGGTCATCGATACTGAAAAACCGAAAGACGGTATAAAAGACATTCGTTATGTTGACCCAAGGAAAATCCGAAAGGTCAGAGAAGTTAAGAAAGAGAAAGATAAAAAATCTCAAGTAACTCTCATAAAAGATGTGCAAGAATATTTTGTGTTTGATGAGAAGGGGATTGCCACTAACTCTCAAATGTCATATAGGACAGATGTAGTTAATGATAAGGCAATCAAGGTTAGCAAAGACGCTGTTACATATTGTACATCTGGATTAGTTGACCAAGATAGGAACATACCATTATCCTATCTTCACAAAGCGATACGCCCTGCTAACCAATTGAGAATGATGGAGAACGCGGTGGTGATTTATCGTATCACACGGGCTCCCGAAAGAAGAATTTTTTATATAGATGTTGGGAATCTGCCCACAGGAAAAGCAGAACAATATCTAAAAGATGTGATGAGTCGCTATAGAAACAAACTTGTTTACGATAGTGATACTGGTGAGATAAGAGATGACAAGAAGTTTATGTCAATGCTTGAAGACTTCTGGTTACCACGAAAAGAAGGTGGTAGAGGTACAGAGATTCAAACATTGCCAGGCGGTGCGAACTTAGGTGAGATTGAAGATGTGGTTTACTTTCAAAAGAAACTATACCAATCACTTAATGTTCCGATTTCGCGTCTGGAACAACAGACAGGTCTAAATTTTGGACGGTCTGCTGAGATTACTAGAGATGAACTTAAATTTACAAAGTTCATTTCAAAGTTGAGAAATAGATTTAGTGGGATATTTGATGACCTACTAAAATCTCAACTTGTATTGAAGGGGGTCATTAACGAAGAGGAATGGCCAGATATAAGAAATGACCTACAGTATTTGTTTGCTAGTGATGCATACTATACTGAGTCTAAAGACCAAGAGGTTCTTAGAAGTAGGTTGGAGATACTAAACGGAGTAGTACCATTTATAGGTCAGTTGTTTAGTAGAGAATATGTCCAGAAACAAATAATGAGGTTTTCGGACGAGGAAATAGAATTGCTGGATAAACAAATTGCAGCCAGTCAAGAAACTGAGATAACTAATGGAGAAGAAAATGAGTGAAACAGATAATGTAGAAGTTGAAGTTACCGATAAAGTAACACCACAAGATGCCGTCAGAAACATGATGGATAAGTGGGCTGAAGGTGACTACACAGCCGCAAACGATGAGTTTGCAAAGGCAATGGGTACAAGGGCGGATGAATTAGTTTCCGCGAGGAAGGAAGAAATATCAAATGCGATATTTAATGACCCAGAACTTCAGAAGATGGGACTTGAAGCTGCACCAGAAGAAGAATTAGAACAAACAGAAACCGATACAGGGGACGGAGAATGAAGACATTTAAAGAACTACGCGAGGAAGCGCAGGCGGTAGAAAAACCGAAGAAGGAGAAAGCTACTGCGAATCATCCTGCCGAAGATGGCACGGAAGGTGATGTCACTCCCCCAAAACAGGGTAGTTCGGAAGACCCTAAGTTAACACATAGTTGTGCAACTAAGGTAGTCCATCCCAAATTCGGAGAGGGTAAACCCATAGTAGGTGAGCATGCTGAACCCAATAAAGAGGGTAACATTGCTTGGTATCGGGTTATGTTTGAACACGGAGTGGAAATGTGTGAGACTTATGCTCTAGAGATTCTAGACGAAAAGCATCACGGTAACCATTCAAAAAAGAAATACTAGGAGAAACTAAATGGCAGTCGTAGTCGATGTTTTAAAACTTACTCAAGTTCAAGGAGTATGTGCCGTTCGTGGGACAGCTGCGACAGGCACCATTGCTCTGGCAACCACTCTGAAGAAAAGTACAGAGACACAGAGTTCACCAAAGGCAGATATTAAAGCAATTCATTGGACATTATCAGCTGATGCAAGTGCTAAGATACAAAGGAATAGTGATATTCTCTATGAATTAACAGAGAGTGGGTCACTAGATTTTTACGGATTTAATGATAATCACCAGAACGACCAAGACATAGAGGTGGTTATTGCTGGTGGTGCTGGAGGAACGGTAATTGTAGAGACTGCTAAGGTAAGTGGATATGGTTCACAACAACACCAAGGCGCAGATGGGAGTTTAGGATAAAATGAAACTTATAACAGAAACAACAGAAGATATTAAATATCTAAAAGAAGAAAGTAACGGTAAGACAAACCTTTTCATTGAA